AAAACGAATCTTATCCGTACGTAATATTATTTGGTGAAGGATATGGGACGAAAATTCAAAAAGGGGGAGGAAATTATAGAAAAGATGTTGGCTTCATTCTTTTTGATGTTTATGTGTCTGGCTGGTGGTTGGAGAGGAGTTCGTGCAAGGATGTTGCAGAACAATTCGGGATACCTATGGTTCCCCAAATAGGAATTATGACCGAAGGAGAAATAGTTGAATTTGTTAAAAGTAAACCACTAAGTCAATGTTCAATAACTCCCCAAGTTATGGAAGGAATTATTGCTAGACCTTCACCATTGGTTATGTACCGAAAAGGTGATCCGATTATGTTCAAATTGAAATGCAAAGAATTTTGAATGCGTGAAGTGGGATCGTGTTAACTTGTAAAAATAAAGAATTAAGACTCCTTTAGGTCTCAAGTTAATAAGCTAGTTCGAGGCTAGCCGCATTCAATCCCAAAAAAGGAGAATAGAAAACATGGATAGTGAAAAAGAAATACGCCAATTTTTAGAAGGATTAATGGGTTTAATGAAGCAATCAAACTGCTGTTCTGAAAATCGTTGCGAAGAAGACGAAGATGAGGATGAAGATGAATGTCCTGAAATTCAATCTTTGCAAAAAGATTATACTGCCTGTATGACCTGGGCTTTTGGAGGAGAATCAGCTAAATATTCCTCAAAAAGAGCTAAAAAACTTTGGAAGAATTTGCATCCAGATATTCCAGTTCCAAGAATTTTGAAATCAGAGGTAGAATTAAATCCTCACATGAGCACAATTTGTTTAATTATGGACATTTACCCATACTATTTAAAATCTAAACAATGCAATGGGTAAGTAAAGAGCCTCCGATATACGTTTGGGGTGGTGACACCTGGTATAACGAAAGGGATAAATGCGTTTATACAGCTGACCTGAAGAGACAAATTTGGCATCATTTCAAAAGTGATGAAGATTCGTCTCCTCAGATTATTCCTTTTCCAAAAAAAAACAAAGGTTATTGGCTATGGACTCACATGAAGGAATTCCCATTTTTTTAGTAATGGGAGCAACTGGAGAATATGAAGATTATAAAGAATGGGCTGTTTGTGCTTATCGGAATGTAGAAGCAGCACAAGAACATGCTAAAAAAGCAGAAGAAGAAGCTAAGAAAATATCTGCAAGTGCCAAGACTTCGAGTGTTAGACATCATCCTTCAAGTTTAGATGCAAATATGCAGATTGATTATACTGGCACCACTTATTACGTAGAAGAGACTGTGTTACATCAGATTTTTAGAAATTTCTAGACTCACACCATATTGTGGGCTAACTATTTGATCATACGACACTGTTATTCTTTCGTCGTCATCGGCTCTTCCTGGCCTAAAATCTCCAGTGATTATGGCACAACAAGCGTCTAAAATATATTTGACAGACATCGGCAAATTATCCCAACGATCCAGCTTGCGCGGAGCACGTCTGATAATCTTGATATGACAAGGTAGCGAAATGTGTTGCCTTAAGGGTTTCAATCCAAGAGAGACAATTCTTTTTTGCTCGCTATGACGTTGATGTTTTTTAGTCCAATGTTCGAAGTTGTTTGCTTCGCTTACTGTTTCCAATGGAAGGTGTAAAATCACCTTTCCACCAGAAACTTCAGATTTCATATCTATTTTGGCTTTAGAAGAAGATTTTTTCCTCAAGGCTACCTTGGTATTACCCAACCTATTTTGCCGCTTTCTAATGGACTTTCTGATCGAAATAGAGCCATCTGAATTACGGACTATCGAATCAGAACGGGAGTTCACCATTTTCTTGTTCTTCTTTCGAAGGTTGTGCATTCTGTCTTCCTTTTTCCCAACCTCGGGTATCGAGGAAATGCTTGATATCTTCGACCAAAAAATTACTGTCTGTCGAGTAAGCTTTTAAATATTTCTTCTTGCCATGCTGAGTGACAGCAGCAGAAGGAACATCCCAAAACATTCCCCCATTTTGCATTTTCTTTCTCACGTAAGTGATGCGATGTTTGCCCTCTAGGCATATCGTAACAGCTTCCTTGATGTATTGATCCTCTGGATATCTCTCGTGACTTACAAAATCAAATGCGCTCATGTTTTCTCCTTAAGTTTTTGAGTATAAACTTTCTTTAATTCAACATCAAAATTCTAAAAGTCAATAATTCTTCTATCTTCTCCGTCAAAACGAATGTTTATTCCAGAGGCAATTCTACTTAAAATCGCATCTCCAAACTTCTCTCTAGTAACTTTTCCTGTCATATTGGTTGTAATAATAGTTCCAAGAGTGTCTCTAGAATGCCATCGATAATCTATTATTGCATACAAGAACTCTCCAAATGCATCTGAAGGGCTTCTTGTACCTAGATCATCTAAAACCAACAGCTTAGTCTTTTGAAGTCTATCGCATAGTTCAAACGAATTTCCCTCTGATTTCTCGCGTAACCAACGCTCGTTCAATGAAGCTTGATTGATAAAAAAAGCTTCGTCCATATCGTAGTAGGGCAATTTATACCTAGCATGCAACTGGTAAATAACTTCTGCAACGAAACTTTTTCCTGTTCCGTTAGCTCCTGCAAGAAGTAGAAATCCCTTTGGATTCCTGGCGAATGCCTGAATTTTTTCCATTTGTTCAGGTGTTTTATTATCTATCTCACTCATCTTAGGCATATTAAAACAAATCCTCTGCTCTACTCTTTATCGGAGTTCCATCCATGTTTTTGGTTTTTCTATCGATAGGATTCTGCTGAGAAGCAGTTTTGAAGGCTTTTTTGTTCTCAATGGAATCATTTGTTCTAGCGAACCATCCTGTGAGGAATTTACGCCAAAGCTTCTTTCCGCTTTTGGAAGGATTATTCTTTAGCCATTGGATAGCCTTGAGGATTTCGACTTGAAAGTCTACGTGTGGATACATGACTTTCCAGTCAGACAAGTCTTTTTCGGAAATTCCGACAAACTCCCATTTTTGAAAATCGAAAGATAAATCATCTTTTGTGCGAAGACGCGAAGCGGGCTGAGCAATATATTCTTGTTCTTCTTCTTCTTTCTTATTCTTTCTTTTTCTTTCTTGTTCCTCGCCCTTCGGTCGCCCTTCGGTCGCCCCTCGGTCGTCGATTCGGTCGCCCTTTTGTTGGTTACGAGTATCTGAATTTATGTCATAAATGCTTAAACTACATAACTCTACAAGAGTTCCAATAGTGGTTACTTTGGTCGCCCTTTCGGTCGCCCGATTTTCGGAATTTTTCGAATTAAAGAACAAACTATGATCTTTTTCTTTTTTTCTAGAGCGGCAAGTTTCAACGATTTTTATATGGTTTCTTTGAACCAAAATCTTCTTAGCTGTTCGATATTCTTTTTCTGTTAGACCATATGATTTGAAATCACCAATATGACATTGCCCGATGGTTAAACCATCAGGATGACCATTTTCACGACGAGCCCTTTCGGCGATAAAAACAAGAAGGATGAATGCATTTGGATGCTTTCGCGCAAGATATAATGCTTCTTGTGATGGAATAAATTTTATAAATCTATCTGACATAGCACTCCCGATTGCGAATAAGAATAAAAGCGTTGCGTGCTTTTCCGTGGAATGCTACAATGATGGGTATTCGATGTCCATTTTTGTAGCTCTCGCGTAAAGCGCTGAATATGCCTCGATTACCAGTCGAGGCATTTTCGTTTAGTAAGCTAGCATAAACAGAACATAGAATACAATAAAGTTCTTTATTGTTCATTCAGGTTCGGCCCCAACACATCGATTTGGAAACCGTCATCACTTTCAATGAAGTTAATCAGATTTAGAAACATCAAGGGTGATAGAAGATTTCTAAACATGGTCGGGGAGATTAAATATTCTTTACGTACATCTTTCTTATTCGTTAAAAGACGCATGTGTTTGTCTTTTTTTCCCCAAATTTGGGCATAAATAAGTGCGGATTTCGGACAAGATTTTAGTACGCGTAAAAAATATTTGCTAGGTGGGAATTCCTGGTAGCCGTTCATAGTTCCTCAAAAAATAGTTGTTGTTATTTTTTGGGAAAAACTACATATAAGGGATCGACTTCACAAAAGTAAAAATCTTGACATTTTTACCTAGTGAAGTTTATGTTAATCCGAAGAAATGTTAGCTTTTCCCGAATTTTGCTGGTTTACTTGGCAAAGTTGACCGCTGAATCTCCTGAATAAGTTGGCGTTTTTGATAGTATTCTATTCTCACGGGTTACCTAATTGGCGTTAGGTGACCCACTTTTCATATATTTAACAAAAATTATTTGCAATTTGTTTTTCTTTACAGCACCTTAACAATTAGAAAATTAAGGTGGAAGCTGTATGGGAGAGGTTTTTAAGGAAATTTGGGAAGGATTGAAACTCTTTCCAGAGCTTCGTTATTTCTTAATTTTTTTGACTTTATCTTTACTAGTGGCTTTTGGTTTTTTAGTGATATTTTCTTTCTCTTCTTCAGCATTGCCTTGATCAATCCAATCATATACCGTGATAGCTCCACGAGTGTATTTTTCAATCTCATAAGCTATTTTCAAGCTAGGCAATTGGTTTTTCCTCAAGATATCATGAAGTGTTGAGGTGCTAATGCCTAACTTTTCTGCAACTCCACGTTGTTTTTTATCGTTGCATTTCATCCATTCTGCGAATTTATTCACAGTATTTTCCTTTATTTTATTTCTTTTTGTAGACAAAAAATCCGGAATTCCGATACAGTCAGAAGTATATCACATGAAGTGGTATGAAATCAACAGGAGAATAGAATATGAAAAACAATGAAATCAAAGCAGCGATCGCCAATATCTCTGCTACAACAAAAATGTTAGAGAGCTTCATCAATAAGCCAGAGAACTATAATTCCTTTGCATCTAGCTTAATGGAAACAGCGATCAGAGAAATACAAAAGCAAGCTGAAGCAATTCATGAAATTGAGTACATGTATGGTATCTAATCATGAATACAGCTTATTGGGGTCAATGGAGCCATGCAGAGATAATGTCTTTGCATGGTATCGAAGATGAGGAAGATGACGTAAATTTGGAGCATGATGAAGATGATACAAATTCAAGTCAAAATTGCAATTGTTCAAATTGTATGGACTGCCTAGGTCTCTCCTGGAGAGACTTTTTTTAAGAGAAACGCCAAGACTATCAAAAACAAAAATAAAGGAATAACATATGTCTCAATCAGAACTCATAAATGAACTTGCCGCAGCTTTATCAAAAGCGCAAGGAGAAATGCAAGCCGCTATCAAAGATAAGATAAACCCTTTCTTCAAAAGTTCTTATGCAGACTTAGGAAGTGTATGGGATGCAGCACGTCCAGTTCTCAGTAAATACGGTCTTTGTGTTATGCAGACTACCGAGTTAGCGCCAGATAGGAACCAAGTCATCATGGTGACTACTTTGGCTCATACATCTGGTCAATGGATTAAGTCTTATCTTCCATTGAATCCAGCAAAGAATGATAGCCAAGGTGTTGGTGCAGCAATTACCTATCTAAGGAGATACTCTCTTTCTGCTTTAGTTGGCGTTGTATGCGACGATGATGATGATGGTGAGACTTCAGTAGGTCGAGGAAGAGCACAGCAAAATAACACACCTCCTAATCAAAATGGCAATCCTCCTAATCAATCTAATCCAGGAGAAAAAATAGGAAAGGGTGAGATTGTTGCTCTTACAACATTAATCAATAGCTTAGATGAGGATAGCAACAAATCCTTTCGCGAATGGATTAAAAAAACATTCAATGCCGAATCAATACAGGATATTCCTAAAAATTGTTTCGAGAAGTGCATGGTTTCTCTCAATGCTAAAATTAAGTATTTGAAAGATCAAGAGAGGGCCATCGCATAATGAAAGAAATAAAACTAGAACAAGGTTCACCAGAATGGCTGTCTTGGAGAAAGACAGTCATCACAGCAACAGATGCCTCTTGCATTCTAGGAAATAATCCTTGGGTGACTCCATATAAATGCTGGCAAAGAAAGCTTGGTCTCATTGAAGAACAAAAGTCCAACGATGCTATGGAAAGAGGTAAGAGGTTAGAGCCAGAAGCTCGATCACAATTCATTGAGCAATATGGAATTCAAATGCAGCCTATTGTAGTAGAAAGCTCAGAATTTGAATTTCTTGGAGCTTCTTTGGATGGAATATCTCAACTTGGTAACCACATTCTTGAAATCAAATGTGGAGGTGCCAAATTGCATGAAATGGCTTCAAAAGGAGAAATACCACAATATTATAAAGATCAAATACAACATCAGTTGCTTGTCACTAGAGCTGAAAAATGTTTCTATTATAGCTATAATGGCCGAGAAGGAATTTGTATTGAAGTGCTACCAGATAAAGAATTCATCAATAAATTTATGCCAAAATCTAGTGATTTTTGGAGAAAAGTGGCCTATTTTGAGCCCCCCCCCCTTCAAGATTCAGATTTTATGGATATGAAAGACAATCTAGATTGGCGAGAATATTCCCGTATGTATCAAGAAACTGATGCAACAATTAAATCTTTGGAGGAAAAAAAGGATTATCTTAGAAGAAAGATTATCCAATTGTGTGGTGATCAATGTTGCATTGGTCACGGAATAAAAGTCATAAAAACATCCATGAAAGGAAGAGTGGCTTATGACGAGATACCAGAAATGAAGGGCGTTGATCTTGAAAAATATCGCAAAGCATCTATCACTAGTTGGAAAATCTTGGTAGATGAAAAGAAATAAAATAGAACTCTATGAAGGCTGCAAACCCTCATAGAGTTATTCTCACGGGCCTATTCACGGGCTTGTACATTTCATTCATTATCGAACAGTTTACAGATATCATCATTTTATCATCGTAAGTAGGAAAATGCTCTTCTGTACCATAAGCTTCATGAATGTGACTAAATACATGTAATTTTGGTCTTTCTACATATTTTAACCAACCGTATAGTCCTTTATTTCCTACATGAAAAAGCGATCCATCTTCATTAGGAATTCCATCAAGAACACCAAAGGCAGGCTCATGAGTTATCAATATATCTGTTTCACGAGGAATAATGGCTATATGTTCATCATAATGCAATTGCTCATTTAAATAAGTAAAAGCTGTGCAATTGGGATTGATTCCTTTAAAACGATGAGACCAAGGAGAACCCCAAATCTTGAAACCTTCAAATGTTGTTCCTGAATCACAGAGATATTCTGTATTAGGGGGAAGGACTTCGGGACAAATTTTAATAGGATTTTTTTCATGAAGCATGTCATGATTGCCAGAGATGAATATCTTTTTGCGATATTCTTGTTTATCAAGCCACAACATAAATCCAATTAACTCGAATGGCTGATCTCTAGCTGTTAAGTCTCCAGTGATAATTAGAAGGTCTCCGCCTTCTAGTCTAGGATGATAACCATGGAGACATCCGATACAATCAATAATCATAAAATAATCCCTAAAGAAAAAACATCCTATAGGGATCCCTCTGAAAAATCCAGAAAAAATTATTTTTTCTTGTGATGCATTTTCATTTTTTCCATCTTTTCCATCTTTTTATCATTTTTTTTATCCATCTTGATAAGATGATTCATCCCCTTATCCATGGCTTTCTTCTCTTTTTTGATTGCTTTATCCATTATTTCCTTCCTTTTCTTGGTATTTTAGCTCCTGATTTACGAGCTTCATTAAGAGCAATAGCTACCGCTTGTTTTCTTGGGCGGCCGCCAACTTTCATTTCCGTCTCAATGTTTTGACGAATAGCTTTTTCGCCTTTTCCTTTTACTAGTGGCATGGCTTATTTATCCTTTTGGCTAGGTTGTGGTATATCTTTGTTTTGTACATTGATACTTATATCAAGATCAGTTTCCTTTTGGAAAGTGTCTCTTGAAACTTCTAATCTAATCGCCGTATCCGTTTCTATACTTTCAATATCTTTTGCCATATCTGGAATATATTGACAGCTTGTGATCAACGGAATAAGTAATAATAGACAATACATTCAGCACCTCTTACTTGTTTTTTCGATTACTTTTTATCGTATCCCATTTTTTTCCTTAGCTCTGGAACGAATTTCTGAATGTCAAAATTTTCTGATTTATTAAAATCGACATAAAAAGACATGGCAGTTTCAGTTTGACCATGCAATTGAATTTGACGTGGGATTTTTACTTTCCAGAAGTATTCTTCCTCCCTTGTCCAGTAATGATTAATCCTTAATTTATCGAAAAGAAGGACACCTTTCCAAGGTTCATTTAGAAGAGGTTCTTGATTTGTATTAACAGCAAAATATCCAGGTAAGAAATCAGCAAAATGCGGACTTCGAAATTGTGAGACATATCTAGGTTGAACAATGCATTTTAATAATGTGAAATTCTCATTAGAGTGAAGAGAACAACAAGTTAATTGTTCTATCATTAATTTATTCGGACATAATTGTTGAATATTTGATGTTCCGAAAAAGAACCAATTCAAAGAAACACCACCGAATTCTTCATAATTTTTTAAGAAATCAACTAAATTATTTCCATCTAGTAGGCATAAAAATTCATCAGAATCTAAAAAAGCAACCCATTTACTCTGATCTTTTGCTTTAACAAGGCATTCGGTATACCATTTAGTCTGAAAATTAAACGTGAAATCAGCAAGATCAGCTTTTGGACTATCTGAGATTTCTTTTAATTCTACAATTCCTTCTTTAATATAATGATCTAAAACTTCGTTATAATTATCTAAACTATTATGATTACATAAATAGAAATGCTGTACTCCTAGCAATCGATGATATTCAATCCATTCTTTCAAATATGGAGCTTCATCACGAAAAATTGTGCAGATTGATAAATCGTATTGATAAGCACAACATGAAGTAATAAAAAGACAAAAAAGAAAACTCAATAATTTTTTCATAATAATCATCCCACTCTTGTTGCGGAAAGTCTTCCATTTGTTGGTGCTGTAGTAGATGTGTAAACGACATTGCACACTAAATAATATGTCGTAGTTGCTGTTAATGTGACTCTATATGCAGGAACGCTTCCAGAAAGTACAGTAGCAGCCACATTAGTTTGGAATGTTTGTATCCCAGCAGTTCCTACAACAGTATTATCTGTCGTGCTAATATTAACAACAAATGCTTGAGCAAGGGCAGTTCCGCCTGTTGCAATGGTAGCAGCTAAACCAGAAACGTCCCATACACCAGCTGTTAAACTAATACTTGTGACTGTCTTTGGGGTGTTTGATGTCATTGCAACAGAAGTGGCTGTATTTTCAATTCTTTCACCGATAAATCCAGCAGAAGGTGCTTGAACGACTCCTCCATAGCCAACTCCACCTGTTTGAGTTGTGACATTAATCTTGGAAGATGTACTGCTAAATGCAATATTAGAATAGGTTAATGTTCCTGCACCTGTAACGGCATTAGTATTTGAGCTCCCAATTGTACATTGAGTTAAACCAAGCGTTCCGCCTACAGATAAAGCCGAGGCTGTACCACCATTAAAATCACAGAGAATACCAGAACTTGTTCCACCACCACATGTAACAGGAGTTGTATTGAATGCTCCAGTGTTAAAAGAAGTTTCATTCCCTGAAAAAACACCTGTGCTTGAAGTAGTTATGGGAAATGCTATTTGTGAGAAAAGACATCCTATAACACCTGAGGAGCAGGTACTTGCTGTTGTGGATGCTCCGCTATTAGTACAAATGCTGTGAATTATATTCAGAGTTCCTGCACTTGAATGTGCGAAGAATTTTTTTGCTGAGGCAGATATATCACATCGGCAGTAACTAATAGTTATTCCTGAGCTTGAAGAACTGGAAGAATATGTTATTCCAGGATCAAAAGCTGTAGTTAAATAACAATTATATAAATTCACTACAGATGCTGCGCTACCCGTCACCGTAAGAAATTCTGCACCATTAGAAGCAAGACGAACACCGCTAATACATACCGTTCCTACTGAACTAAAAGAACAGGTACCTGATATTGTGACTGTAGGCGTTATTCCATCGCCAACGAAAGATTCTATATTCCATCCAGCAACAAGAGCTGGATTTTCCGAATAAGTTCCTGGCATTAATATTATTCTTCCAGAGCCACCTCGACTTGAAGCTGCTGTTAAGGCAGCCGCAATTGTTTTAAAATCCCCGTTTCCAGCTGGATCGACTGTAAAACCATTAGCCACACTATAATTTCGGTAAGCCATTAATATACCTCATAACTTGTGCCATTAAATAATAAACTAATTGATCCGTAATTTCCGGAAAGAGTGTAGGTTGTTTGACCATCAATGGTCACTGCGCCACCTACTGTTGTCACAGAAATATTGCTCGTAGAGGCATTACCAGTTCTATCTTTGATGACAAATTCTCGATAAGTTGTTGGGGCGTTAGGAAGTAAAATTGAAATCGTTCCACTTGATGGATCGCATGAAATATATTCATCAGTACTTAGCACGGTATAGGGAGATTGAGCATGATTGACAGTGGTATAAGCAAATGGAGAAAAGTTAGTAATTGAAACAAAACCATTGGAATCTACTGTAAATTGAGCAGAATTAAAATTACATACACCAACTTTTGTAGCATCTGTGGAAGCTATTGCCTGAGATGTCTGTAATTGAATTTGGTAAAGATTGGGAGCAGTAGAAACAGTTCTAATAGGATTAGTTCCCGCAGCTACTCTCACCCCATTAACTGTCACCAATCCATTTGCATCGGGTAAGACTGGATTGGTACCAGTACCAGATGTAGCATCTACACCGATTGAGTCGATAGCTTCAGACCCACCTTTTAAAGTCACGAATCCATTTGCATCTACACTAAAGCTAGATGAATCAAATGCAGCCAAGCCAATCTTTGTTGCATCTGTTGATGCTATGGCTTGAGATTTCTGAACGTTTACGGTCAAAGTGCTAACTGAACCAGATGTCGTAACTGGACTTGTTCCTGCGGCTGTTGAGGCACCAAATATATTCCAGTTACCGGAAGTTGGGCTAAGAGCTCCACCTGACTGACCTGTAATCGTCTCTCCAATTCCAGATCCATTGATAGAAACGAAACCATTTCCATCTACTGTGAATCTTGCCGAGTCAAAGGCTGCTAATCCGACTTTAGTTGCATCTGTTGCAGCAATTGCTTGTGATTTTTGCACTTGGACAGTCAGAGTGCTAACAGATCCGGAGGTTTGGACTGGAGTGCTTCCAGCAGCCGTTGATGTTCCGAGGATATTCCAGTTACCCGCTGTTGGAGAAAGAGCACCTCCAACGTTTCCGGTAATTGTCTCCCCAATTGCAGAGCCATTAATAGAGACAAATCCATTGGAATCCACAGTAAAATAAGTGGAATTGAAGTGAGAAACTCCGTTATCCCCCACGGTTGATACACCAACTGCCTGGCTTCTTTGGATTTGGATGGTGTAGGTATTCGCGGCAAGAGAATTTGTTTGAATTACATTAGCTGTAGTTCCTGCGGCTACTTGACCTCCCGTAACTGTTACAATCCCCGAACCGTTAGGTAAAACTGGATTTGTTCCTGGAGCAGTCGAAGCGTCAACTTGAAAAGATCCTTCACCTGATGCTGAAATAGAGACAAATCCATTGGCATCAACAGTAAATTGAGATGAATTGAATGAGGAAAATCCAGCTTTTGTTGCATCGGTTGTTGCATTTGCAGATGCGTATTGAGCCTGAACAGTGACGATATTAGCGGCTCCTGTCGTTCGCACTGGAATCCCGTGTGCAGCAACGGTAGTCCCAAGAATTTCTAGGACGTTGGCTATTGGGACAGCGGTTCCACTATCGGTTACAAAAGATGTTGGAATCTGAGGATGTGATCCCTCAATATCTACTAATCCTGCTTGGGACATACCTCACCTCTTTGATTAATTCTTTCTATTAGAATGTATAGGTGCTCAATCTTCTTCTCGATGATGAATATTGTTTTGTAATACACCCTTATTTCCTTTAAAACGCCGTCCTTATCCATTTTTGAAAGTGAAAATCTATCGTCTATACTTGCTTTTAACGAGTCATAATCTCTAAAAAAATCAAGTTTAAGTTGTTTTAACTCTTCACTTAATGTTTGAAATAAAGATTTCATGTCTTGCTGTAATGATTGAATGGAATTGAGATGATGAATCATTGTTTCATTTGAACGATTAGCCATCTCTTTTCTGTGATTTTCTATATCTTTTTTACTTGCATGACTCTGATGAAAATCATTTATTTCTTGATACAGAGAAAGAATAGTTTTTTTCTGTTCAGAAATCATAACTTCATGATTTTTAATCTTCTCTTGAAGTTTTGAAATTTCCTCATTATGAGAAGCAGTATGATCTTGAATTACTGATTCGCAATGATTGAATAGAGAATCGAACCTTTCCATAGCGATTTTCAAAGAATCGCGTAAGGATTGCATTTCTTTATGATGAGAAGAGATGATATGTTGATGCTCTATCATCTCTTTCTGCATGAGGGCTTGCAATCTTTTCTCTGCCATTAGAGGCGCTTGCACATTACGGTTGAGCGTAGACGATTTCAATGTACACAGCCCCTTTGGTTGTAGAAGAATTTTGCTTCACATACCATTGCGTTCCATTTGAAAAGCAAAAATCGTCTTGATTAACAGGACGATGATTGGTAGTGATGTCAAATAGCTTGAATCCTCCAGCCGCGACAATCAATTGGTCTGTAGTTCCATCCATACTAAAGATCATGTCTGCATCTGTAGTGTTGGTGAAGCATATAATTCTAGCTGGATATGATTGAGCAGGCCCTACAGCGGCATATGTTCCAGAAATGCTAGTGTAAGCAAGAGTCCTCAACGTATCTACTTTGGCTTTGTTTGTAGTCATCACCTAACTCCTTATGCGTTAATAATCCACCAGTTAAATGTAGATGTCTCATTACCAGTTGAGGTAAGAGTAAATCCGGTTCCATCTTGCGCAGTAATGGAAACTTGTCCTGGTGTTCCTCCAGTAGTAGCTCTTGAATAGAAGATCTTAGCAGTAGCAGAGCAAGCTGTTGTGGCCACTGTTACTGCGCCTGGAGTTCCCGACATAGCTGATGAAGTTCCTACAGATGCGTTTGAACCTGTTGCGATGACTATTTTATTTCCTGCTGTATTCAATACAACGTTACCATTTGTTGCGGTGATATTACCCAAGGTTGCTGTCATTGAGGTTCCAGCATTCACAGCACCAGCAGTTGCGACAATGTTGCCTGTAGTTGAAGTGATTCCTGTTCCAGCTGTCACTGTAGTTCCTGCTGACACAGTAGTTCCAGCGGATACTGATCCAGCGGTAGCAGCTATGTTTCCTAATGTTGCTGTAATATTACCTGTCGAAACCACAGCATTTCCTGTCGTCACTGTTAATCCTGTACCAGCAGTAATAGTGGTTGTGGCTGCTAAAGTGGTAGTTGTAGTCAACGATCCTGGGGCAACGATAGCCGAAGGTAAGGAGACGGTCGCTACTCCAGAAGAAGTCGTTACGGTAATCTGATTAGTCGTTCCTAAAACTGATTCAACTGGTCCGTCAGAATCAGCAATTTGAATCCAGTTTCCTCCGCCACCATAAAGATAAAAAGCTGTAGGAGAATGAGGAGGTGTAAAAACTAGCTGACCAATTTCATAGTTTGTTTGGTTGCTAGTTGGCGCATTCTGAAAAGGCAAAGGAGGTGGAAGAACAGGAAAAAGAGCCTGACCAACACCATAAACTTGAAACATCTTAGACATAGTTTTTTACTCCTGTTGGGGTTAAGCAAAAAACTGCTGTATAAAATTCACGCTGGTCAATATATATATTTGTCGATGCTTAATGCTTTGACTTATATCGCACAATGTGCAACAATGTAATCGTATGTGAACCTAAAGGAGGTAAGTATGAATTTTCTTACTGTAGAAGAATTTGCTAAACGTTTGAAAATCCATCCAGGAACGGTTAGAAGATCAATCCGAGAGGGTAAAATCTATGCTTCTAGACCTGGATTAGGAAAAAAGTCCCCATGGAGGATAGCTGAATCCGAATTAGAGAGATTGTATCTTCAAGGAATGTGCGAGAAAAAATAAGGGAAGGTGAAATATGGAATGCGATGTAACACTAGTAGTAACCATTATTGGAACAACCGTTGCCATTATTGGTTCTAATATAGCCCTCATTTCTTGGCTTAGATCTGACATGAAAGCTTTTGAAGCTAAAATCGATGGTTGGCGAGCTGATATTGATAAAGAAATGAAAGACTTTCATGGAAAACTATGCGGTCTTGATGAACGAACAAAAAAACCAAGGACAGATCCCTAAGGAGATGAAAAATGATTATTTTAGGATTTGTTGTAATAGGTTTTATAGGGACTATTCTTCTTGCGAAGTTTGATTGCCTTCCTTGGTAAGCATAGATTGAAGATTTCTAGATAGTATGCTCATTTGCATCCATTTTTGATCTGAAGCAGCCTGCATCATTCTTCTAGCTATGTTTTGGTATTTTTCATCAGTTAAAAGCTTGGTGGCAAATTTACCAGCTAATTCGTTACCAATGATAAGACCTAATGATTTTAGGTTTAAAGTAGCTACTGATTTAGCAAATTCCCATAACTTTAAAGAGCCAAAAATTTGTTTAGCTTGATCACCTGTGATTTGCTTATCCAGATTTTTGATGCTCTTTCCTGTATCGGCAATCAATTTAAGATTTTTTGCTTTTTCTGCTCCGAGTCCATCGACTAAAACATCGTAATTCTTATGGTTTTCAAGAGATTTTGATAACCTTGTAAAATTTATTCCGTCTTCTGTTGAATATTTTCTCAGGAGATCTGAAATATTTTCCGCTTTTAGATATTTCATCCAGGATTTATTAGCTCTTTCTAACTCATTAGCTACTTCTATTCCTTCTTTTCCCTGTTTGACCAAAACCTTTTTGACTGCATCTTTAACCTTGGAAAAGACAAATTCACGCTGTTTTGGATTGTCCCATTGTCCTATAGCATTCAATCCCTTGTAAAATCTCAAATAATAGTCAGCTGTTAAATCGGGAGCTCTTTGAGCTGGAATTGCAGGTTTTCCAGGAGCCATAATCCTATTTCCAAATTGATCAAGTAAAGAAGATGGTTGTTCGAGAACCGCGGCTTTTCCTCCTTTAAATTTTGGCCTACTGCTTTCTATTGCCTTATTTAAGAACTCAATAATTTGATTTTCTTGAGGAGTTCCAGCTAAGGTTTTCTCCAAAGACTTAACAATTTCACTCAAATCTTGTGCAAATTCTGAAGTTTGAGAAACAGGAACTTTCTGAGCAATCTCATCAAGATTATGAAAAATATCAGCAGATATATTTTTGAAAACATCGGGACCTTCTGTTGTTAAACCTTCAAATGAAGACTCCAAAATCTTATCAAAATTCTTAGCTGTATTCTCTTCAGCGTGTTGAAATGCTCTCTTAGATTTATCTGTCGGTTTAGAGATCTTTTTTAGGATATTTCTTTGTTCAAGAGAGTTTTTGGCTAACGTAATATCTTGCTCGGAAAATCCAGCTTTTCTCAAATCTTGAACGACTTTCTCAACTTCTTTGCTTTTTGAAGTGACTGGAACATTTGATTTAGGAGCATATTTCAATGTAGCGATAATTTCTGCTGCTGCTTGCGCCCAAGGAGGAGCTCCAAGCTCTTCTAATGTCTGACCAGCTATTCCAGCTACAATTGGTGCTACAATACCACCACCTCCAAGTGCAGCTCCTGCACCACCAAGTTTACCAATTCTACGACCGTATCGACCTGCCGCTGTTTTTGGTTCAGAAATAAGACCCAAATCAGAACCTAATTGTTCTGCTTCTTGAGATGAAGGTAATCGAGAATATCTTGGAACTATATCGTCGTCACCCGATAACTCCATGAGTTCTCCGAATGATGGCTTGTTTCCTTGCTCCATCTTCTCCAAGATATCGAATTCGCGACTGTATTTGGCTTTCTCTCCAGGAAGGATTTCTTTGGCTTGTACGCCAAGTAAATCAAGGATATCACCGTAAGTGCCAATAGCACCAACTCCAAGCCCTTGAACGGCTTGTTTCCCAAAATCAGAGACATAATCTTTAAAACCTGTTTCTTCAGGCTTTTCCTCTTGTTTAGGTGTATTAAAATAAGACAGAACTTCTTGAGGGGTATATCCTATCTCTTGTGCTTTCTCCATCTTCTGCTCAAAAGAAGGATCTTTTTTGGAAAGATATTCCATGATTTCTTCATCAGAATATCCAGCCTCTCTAGCTTTTTGATATTTCTCTTGATAACTCATCCGAAAATCTCATCTAAAGAAGGTCTCGTTTCTTTTTGTGATTCTCTATCAACCATTGATCTAGCCTTAGAATTTACCTGTTTCAATTGATCTTCAAGTTGAGACTTGAGACGGCGGTAATTCTCAGTTGCATGTTTCTTGATTAAAACAGGATCAGCTCCAGAACCATAATGATCCATAGCAGCCTTAAATGTTTCATCTTTTAGATAGGCAATTCTATTCCCAAGGGCTAATTGTTCGGCAATTAACTTTCTACCTTCCGGACTATTCGCAAGAGTTGGAAATCCCTGTTTGAACTGATCTAAGTCAAAATTAGTGACACGACCAGGGAAAAAGTCTTTGGCTCGCCTAGCCATCCTAGCAATTGTCTTTACATAATCTTGAGCTTCTGGAGTAGCTAGCGCTCTTACTCGCAAATCACCTGTATCCCAATCCACATTCCACTTTTGAATTCCAGTTGGAAGTGCACCAGGAATTTCGTTTAACTCTTGAAGATGTTTAACTTCTCGGTATTCATCATCTAAAGCATTTAAGCGATCGACTGTTTCGTTATAGAGAGGAGTATTTGTTTTTTCACGATATTCATTCTGTTTAACGATATCAGATGGAGTCATACCAATTGGCTCAGGAAGTTCTGGAAAATCTAATTCTAGTGGGCCAATATTAGTGCCTGGAATATCAATATTAGGCTTTACTTCAGCCTTAGTTTCTACTTGTCCACCAATTCCCTTACCTGACTTAGATCTTCTGATGAGATCATTAACATTCTTAATGACATCAGATTGTCCTCCAACAGGAGCATTTTCCATCTGATTTTGCCAAATTCTTGCAGTTTCTTCGGGATAACCAGCTTTTAATAGGGAATCATAGACGCTTCTTCCGGATTCTCTTCTCTTTTGCAGTTCTAAAACTTTAAGTTGATTTTCAGGAGTGAGTTTGCTTAGTTCTTTTGGAGTGACTTTTTCCCCCGACACTACGCGACTAAGAACATCCTGTTGAGCTTCATTTCTTTTCTGCTGGATTTCATTTTGCTCTTGTTGGTCAATCATCATGCGTTGATTGAATATTTCTTGGCCTTTTTCTCCATAAGGACTCAAAGCAGATCGAATAGCTTCTAGCTTTTTGGATTGTGGAGCGTTTTCAAGAGATTTATCTTGTAAGACACTCTCTAAACTTCTGTTTGCAAAGAATGTGTTAAGACCATTACCAATTCCTTGTCCCAAACTCATCCCAAGCATTTCGGAAAGCTTTCCTTGAGGATTTTGTAATGTTCCAAAATGTTGAACCATATTACATTATTCCTCCTCCTTGAGCGCCTTTAAATAAGCTACTAATTCCACTTCCAAGGGCTGAGCCAATTGGGCCACCCAAAGCGCCACCAATTCCGGATAACAATGGATTTAACATCCCACCTGATCCTTGTTTTGTAACATATCCAAATGGTTGGAAATTGAGACCAGTTTGAGCTAATTGATTATACTGTTGAGTTTGTGCTCCAGCTGCCTGAGATTGTAATTGAGCGAATAATTGCGCTAATTGCGCTTGTAATCCAGCTCCAGCCCCACCTAAAGCCTGTCCAAAACCGCTTGATGAAAGTGCTCCTGCACCTGCAAATCTTTCAGCTATCTGAGGTAAAATCTGTTCTTCAAACTGATTCATAAAAGGAGCTGAAAAGTTTTGAAAGGCTTCGTTACCAGGTTGTAGAAAGCTATTATAATATTGTTGAGCTTGATTATAACCTCCTCCTTCTCCAGCCAAACCCATCGCCTGAGCAAGAATGTTGTTATGCAAAGATTTTTGCTCTTTTGTGGCTGTATCAACTTTTTTTAATTTGTCTGGGCTCCCGAAGAGCCAATCGCTAAAACTTGGCATATTTCACCTAATTTTTTAAGTATTCCATGACCCATACACACCAGGTCAGAGCGTTACCCGTATTATTTTGAATAGTAATCGTATTTGTCGAGTTAATATATCTAACGTAAAGATCGGGATCATTTAAGAAATAAGAAGTTCCGCCTGTATCAATTGCACCACCAAATCCTTGAACTGGGTAAAGATAACCATTTATTTTCATAGGCTGAGTTGAGGTGGAAAGAACTAGATTTGTTGTCCCATTCGGAATATTTCCGCCATTTAAAAGAACTAAATCAGCGGTAATTCGATACCCGTTGCGATTTTGCTGAGGATTTCCTGTTTGATACCATTGTTCAAAGTTTGCGTTTTCTTGAAGGAGAAAAAGTCCGCTTTCTTTCGTATTTACTGCATTTGCTACACGACGAAGATAAAGCAATAATATTGATTCAAAATCCTTATCCTCTGGATTGACATCTAATGAAATAGGAAGTTGGTTGGTGTTTAATGGATTGTTGCTAGAAAAAGTCATTTAATTAATTCTCTCCTGTTTTCATGCAACGCAACTTGATGAGCAAGATTAATGACTGTCATGGCAGCAACGATTTCTTGCTGATTTATAATTCCCTTTTCAATGTTTTCCAACATGCGATTATATTGAAGTTCAGCTGTATGCACTCTATCAGCAACATGATCTGTTTTCCTCTTAGCCATTTAAAAGCCTTTTTAATTTATTAACCTTCCACCCTCTCTCATCCAAAGATTCATAGCATTTAATTCCATGGGAGTTTGATGGGTAGCTAATTGATTCATAAGGGTGTCATCATATGTGACTCCTACGCGTAAATACTGACCAAATTGAGTGCTATAGAAGCGATACCACGCATACTCTGAACCTGGAATATAAGTCTGTCCATTTACCGGAGAAGTATTCCATATCCCTCCAGAAGTGTAAGTACTAAATCCCGTGGAATCGGTATTGTCCAGAGTAAAATTATTGGAATCTACTACAGTAATTGAATAAATAGCCGCATTGAGCTGCGTCATTCCTTTGACATTGGCAATATAGATTAGAGTTCCTGTGATTAAGCTGTGATTTGGACTCGTAATCCGGCATGGGTTTGCTTTGGTTGCATTCGTAATGAATCCGCAATTTTGAGATGAATTGATAAGCTCTTGATTTGTGGCAATCAAATTTGCTTGTTCTCCAAGATATGAATTCACAAACAGTTGAATAGTAACTGCCGCAATTGCAGGAGAAATGAGATTAGAATCCATTTGAAAGTCAATATATGAAAGCTTAAATTGCTTTCCAGCTCCTTGGAATGGGTTAAAGTCTTTTCCTACAATATTCATTTTAGGAAATAATGTGACACGACCAGCTCCCACATAAACAGAAGAAGAAGTAATATTCACAGAATCATAATTCTCACCATTCCAAATACCTAATGTCACTGTATTAGCGTCCACTATAGTTACATTGTAAATAGTATTATTTAAACCAGGATCTGCACCAACCCATACCGTTCCGGTTATATAAATAATTTCTCCATTAACTAGATTGTGATTAGGAATGGTTATTTGGTTTGGATTAGTACCAAAATTTATGGCTGTTATCGCCATTGTCGGCGCATAAAGAGTAGTGACAGGCTGAGGAGTTTCTGCATCTGGATTATTATAGATATTGATAAAACCTTGTTGAGTACCAGAAGTGACGTAATCGACATATTGCTGATCATCAACGTTATCCCAACTTACATTGCTTTCCCAGGTAGTAGTTAAACTATCCCAGGTAATACCGAATTGAAATTGAGCAGGCCCAAAGCAAGTGATGGTATCTCGAAATTTAGCCCAAGTATTATTTCTATAATTAAACAACAGTACTGTATTTGGGAATGTTTGAGTAGTAGAGGCATTAGCGGTATCTACATAATTCCAATAGACAACTTCTTTTTCGAAATCTCTAATTCCATGAACAAAATTAGGGGCTTGATTTTGGATTTCAAATCCAAAAACTTGTTCAGGGATTTGATCGTCAAGCCGACTAACGCCATGAGCAGCCGCTTGAATAATCCCGCGATCACTGACAGTCATTACGCCTTGGTCAAAAACAATCGGGCTATAAGGACTGACAGCACCAAAATCCGAAGAAATTCGCTCGAAAATAAAAGGGAGTCCATATTCTCCAATATAACGTAATTGCCAAGTGGAATATTCAAAGAAAACAATTAACGTATTTCTAAAGAAAGCAGCACTAACAATCGATTCATTCGTGGGGGCATCAATAAAACCTCCCCTTCCAAAGATATCAGAACGCCAACCATTAGTTTGATCAGTTGGGTCTCCAAGTTGACTAAATCTGCATCTAGCAAAGAAATTAGTTGCGCCTGTGTATGTGCTGGCTGTTGCACCTTCCCATGTATTTAAAGCTAATAAACGTCCGTAATAAGGA